CTCTAAAAAATATTGATGAATATGTAAAAAATGCAAATTCTGAAATAGATATGCTATTAAAACAAAAGTATATTGACAGTAAACATTTAGATAAATTAGCGAATAGAGCGTGTGAAAAAATTCAGCAAATATTTGATGAAACGGATTTAAATGCATTTTTACGAGAAGAATATGGTTCAAGCATCTTGGGTAGTAAGAGTAAATTCTGGGTGAACTATCTTGCTCCAATTTTAAAAGGAACACAAAATAGCCAAATTATTATCCCAGCAAGTGATTTGTTATATATGTGGAAAAAAAAATTAGATTACTTACACAAACAAAATGAAAGACTTAAATCAAAACACCCAGATCAAATATTTCAACCAATACATATTGCATCATATGATTTGGCAATTCTTGTAAATAAATATGATAGTTATTTACGTTGGAAAGAAAAACAAAAAATACTTGAATCTGAAAAAGAAATAGAGAAATCACAAAATATTGTTAGTAAATCAATCGGTTATACAAATATAGAAAAAGGTAATTCTAATAATACAGATAATATTTCAGATTTAGTAGATGATATTTTTGGATAAGGAGTTAGCATATTGGAAAATGAACATGAGTTAAGAGATTGTAATATCCAGAGTGAAATATGTTTCATTGGTGCGCTTCTTCGTTCTCCAGACTTAGTTGTAAATTATAGTAATTTTATGAGAAGCAAATATGATTTCTCGGATAAAGCAACAAAGTTTTTCTATG